TCAACCATATTATTATAATATTCAATTAAATCTTCTTTTGGTTCAGCAAATGTTAATACATCGTGAAAAGATATAGTGGCTATATTATCAGAAACTACTTCAAGTGGCAACCATGGTACCATCATCATTACCGTTCCTTTTACAGACCTTTTGACAATCAATGACATAGGATCGTTCAATTGAATCCATTCATCTTTTTCATTTGTAATACAATCGGAAATAAGGTCTTCTCCGTTTTGTAATCGGATAATTTTAACTCTATGTTGTGGGAGTGCTGTCATGTTTTAAGTCTATGTTATAATATTTATAGTTAAACTTTTCATCATCATATATCTTAACACGCTCTATGAAATGTTTCAAGGTGTAATTGGCAAATTTGCCTATACGAAAATCATCAGCGATGTCAAATAAAACTGCAGCTTCTTTGTTATCACCAATTCTTAAACCACGGCCAATAGATTGAAGATTACGAATACGAGATTTGCTTGGTGATGCGAATATAATATTATGTAGGTTGCGAATGTTGACGCCTGTTGAAAAGGTGCCGTATGATGCTACAATGATGGCGTCTTTTTCTTTTTCAGTAATTGAACGGACCGATTCACGAACCTCAACATCAGTTCCGCCAAATACAAAGAATACATGCCTATTTTTTGCATGTTGTTTAATATTAGCGTAAAGGTCTTTACCATGTTTTTCAACAAATTGGAATAAAATAAGTGAGTTGCCTTCTAGCGATAAAGCTAGATTGCGTATAAAATCATTACGAGCTTTGTTTGCGACTATGAAATCAATTTCTTGATTATAATCCCAATCACGAGCCATCTTACATATAGGTTCAGGATACTTGAGAATCAGACATTTAATATTAAAATCTGCTAATTGACCTTTCTCAATTAATTCAGATGTTGAGGTTGCCTTATAAACTGGACCAAATAAACCCTCTAGTACCAAACGATGAGTT